CCGGTAGCTCATCGGAAACGTCATCTTCATTTTCGGATACATCATCTCCCTGATATTTTCCACCAGCTATCATCTTTTTATATACCTTCCAGTACGAGGCATAAGGTTCAAAGTCATATCCTGCTGTTCCTGAAAGAATAGATTGGTTTTGATGACGACCTTTATAGGTTTCCTCCTGTTTATCAGACCATACTTTATCCTTCTTCATAGCCTTTCGTTTAGCTGCCTCCTTAACATTATCAGCTGGAGCCTTAGAAACAGAAGCAAAGCCAGCAACAACGGTTTCGTATATTTCTACAGGGATACTGTTAAATTCGTCGCAAATAATGATATGAGCACGTAAACCCCGGATCTTAGTATTATGTGAGAAGAACCCGTTGGCACAATATTCATGACTGTCAGGAATATGCACATCATATGTTGGAGCTTTACCATCTTCTATAGAGGTAACTTCATCATAATAAATATTGGGGTCGTTTAGGTCTTCAATGGTTTGAATAACAGGATTAGAATTTTTATATTTGCAACAAAAATCAGTAATAAAGCCCCTTGTAGCCTCCTTTCGTTTTACGATCTGACTAGCACTAATATGTGGCATTCCCCTACGTTTATTCTCTTTAGCTATCTCCGTCATCGTAGGAATCAACCCTGGTATAATATCTCCGGCTGAGATATCACGAATTTTATCCTGCATCCCAGCATTAAACACTTTTCTCTTGCGGGTAAGTCTAAAGTTGATTCGTTCATAAAATAGTCGTACATCCTTACCAGTAATTAATAGCTCATATACTCTATTCCAGTTTTCATCCCTATCTCTAAATGTTTTGTAGGAGATGATACCGAAATGGAGTAGAAGAAAATGTAACTGATCAACTAACTGTTCTGATGTGTTGGTAAAACCAACTGTGATTGCGGTTCCACCCTTCGCAGTCTGAACCTGGATATGGCCATCGGTATCATATAAAGCAGAAATACATGCTGCCACTACCTCTTTAGAAGAGGACAGAATAGGTTGGGGAATTGTTTTATCTTTAGCGTAACATCGATCCGGTAGTCCATATTTACTTAACCATTGAGCCTTGTCTCCCTTGCTATTCATATCCCAATGGACTATATCTTTAGCCTGCTTCCACTTTAGCCCCGTACCTTGGATTAGAGCTTCTGCTAATTCAATATCCTGAGTGGCAAAGCCTAAACGATATTCATGAGTCCAACATCCATCACCGATCATCAACCCCACGGCATAAGCTTCCTCCGGAGAAATATCTGATTGCCCCTCATGCCAACGTTCCGTCCTGTCGATAATAGGATGATCTCCGAGAGAGATTTCGTCGAACCTTCTCCATCCTATCGTTCTATTTTTTGAGTCATAAATCTTTATCTTATGATTCAATGTTCCTTCTATTGTATACCCCTTTTTTGTGGTGATTTTTTTAGTAGGTTGTACCCCATTACAATATGATTCATCTGATTCATTAAAACCCCCATTACCCCAAACATTTCTTTTTCTAGTAATTATTTCTTTATTAGGATTATCAAAATCATGCTCTATTGAAATAAAATCTATAGTATTATTATAGGTTAGTAAGCTAGTTTTAGTGAGACAGCCATCACCGAGCGGAATACCAATAGTCCAACTCTCATTAATTCTCATAGTAACACGATCTACATCACGACGAGGACCACTAGCATCATTGCAAAGGCTTCGAAATAGAGGGGCATCTCTCCACAATGTATCCATATATTCGAAAATAACCTTAGATTGACGAAAAGCTGCACCTACAAGCACAATTTTACAGCCGGGCTCCAACAGACATTTAAGCATAGAATAAACAGCAAGCAAATAAGATTTTCCATAGCCACGGCTCGCCACATACATAGGAAAAGCCCTCCCCCACATCTCCTGCAAAATAACACATTGCTCCGGTAATAGATCAATGTTTAAAAGATTCTTAACTGTCCAATAAACATATTTAGGATCACGCATTATACGTAAAATATGTAAATGATAATTTTCTTTTTGCCAGTCAGTTAAGTCCTGTAGAGGGTTCTGGATCTTGGCTTTAGCCAAGTCATCATTAGAAACCCTTAGATAGGCATGATCGTAATCTTCAACATCATAAGTATACTTCATAAGCCTTTTTCATTATTTTATAAGCTACCTGTTCCGCCTTCATAGCATCTCCGCAAGCTATCACAAAGATCCCATAGTCCTGGGCAGTATGAACAATTTTCTTAATCTTCTTAATGGGAATTTTAGGGGTTCCTGCTTCATGTATCATCTGTTTCCGTACTCTCTCTGGAACATTAGCAGACCACGGATAATTATCAATATCTTCCCATGTAAATTCAAATAAAAGATATGCATGTTTAAACTTAGACATACGTTCCATACAGGCCGCCCAACGTTTTTCAATACAGTTACGGGCAAACTCTTGTATTGTTTCCTTACGTTCAATACATAATATATCTTCTTCTAGACCTTGAATACTATAATCTCCGGTATCCAATTTCTTACGAAGAGTGCCAGCACAAAGCGTGTCTTCATCAAATGACCACCCTTTGGCTGACTTCTCTCTCGTATCTCTAATAACTGTGAACTTGGACTTTGGCATTCTCAGGAGTCCCTCTCATATCACACATATTATTTCTTAGCTCCGTCACAAGGATTTAGCTTCCCAACAAGAAAACTATATTTTTTTGAATCCTTACTACGAACCTTTTTACTGGTAGTAGGAGCATGTTCAGGATTTATCTTGTCTATGAACGATAGGGAGGGTACAGGAACACTTTTGTCAAGAGCCCAGAGTACATTATGTTTTCTTGCATATTTATACATACGTCTCACAGGAACTACTAGATTAAAGGTCTCTCCGGCACCACGAACTAACATACCCATATATTTACCTTGAGCGGTAAATACTCCACCCCCAGATGATCCAGGAAAGGCTGGGCAGGAAGTCTGATCAAACAAAGTTCCGGCACCATTTCCTAGTTGAAGGACACGACCTGTTTGAGATACATTACCACGAGTCATAGAGTTAGATCCTGCCTGACCTAGTAGAGAGCCAACATGAATTAAATTAGTTCCAACAGCACATACATGATCGGGCTCAAAAACGGCATTAGAAATAGTAAAATTAGGCTTTCGCACCATTAATAGTGCTAGGTCATGCCCATGTTCTGAGTCAGAATATAAAACAACCTTAGCATCCATCACATGTTCACCAACTTTACGCCCGTCAACTTGATCCTCTTTAAGAATCTGTACATCTCTAAATTCCACTAGAACTTTCGGACTACCATTAGGACCAATTATGGTGCGGGTTGATCTTAGTCCGTCCACAACATGTGCGGCGGTCCATACAAAATTAATATTAACCATCTTTCCTTTACTTTTTACCATGCGTGAAATAAGGACCCCAGAACCCTGTGATCCACCAGCACGAATCGTAACACTAATGTCCTGTAAATGTTGAGCTACCTTCGTTGCCTTATGTTCTTCAGCAGAAGCTACTGATGCTACCATAAGAAGGGCTACCGCTACCATATTAATTGCAAACCGTTTCATGAATAAATTTCTCCTTAACTGACCCATGTTAATCCTTCTTTTTTTTATACCTTTTAAGTTTGGTTAACATCTGCCATTCTAATAGTTTTAGAAAAAAGGCTTCGTAATCGGCCTCTCTCCCTTTTATTGAATTATGACATCTCCAACATAGAGTAATGCCATTTGCACTAGTATATCGTAAACTTGGGAACTTAGACCAAGTTTTGATATGATGAACTTCTAAACGATGCTTAGAGCCGCAGTTAGGCCACTGACAGCAATATTCATCCCTCTCCTTTACATCTTTTCTCCATTGAGAATATATAGGACTTTTATAGTCCCGTGACACAGCCCCAGGATTACGTCGTGGATACCGCCGTCTGTCTATCCGTCGAGTACGTCGGGGTCTTTTTTTGCGAGCCATTTATATCACTCCGAACCATTCTTCGTACTAAATCTTTAAACGATACCTTGGGTTCCCAACCTAATATATTTTTAGCTTTGTCGGGTATTCCTCTTAAGAAATCAACCTCTGATGGACGATAAAAGGCAGGGTCGGTCATAATATAAGGTTCAAAATCAGTTACATTAATTTCATTAAATGCTGCCGTTAAAAATTCTCTAACAGTATGTGTTTCTCCCGACGCTATAACATAATCATCTGGATCATCTTGCTGCATCATAAGCCACATAGCATAAACATAGTCTTCTGCATGACCCCAGTCTCTAAATGAATCTAAGTTCCCTAGTCTTAGTTTGGCAAAAGGTAGTTGATTGTGATCTGTAGAAATAATATTATCGATATCGTTTCTAGTCCGCTCTTTATCGATTAAGAGTCTCTGTTTCCAATGATAAAAATCAGCCATCCACATAGTAATCTTACGGGTTACAAACTTTTCTCCTCGTCTCTCACTACCATGATTGAATAAAATTCCCGCACTAGCATGTAATCCATATCCATCACGATAAATCCGTACTAGATCATGAGCGGCAAGTTTAGCACAGGCATAAGGAGATTGAGGGGCAAAAGGGGTGTTTTCATCTTGATACTTAAAAGCTGTTTGTGGTGCTCTAGTAAAATTCTTACCAAATAACTCACTTGTTGAAGCCTGATAAAATCGACTATGACTGCTATACTTACGTATAGCCTCTAACATATTAAGTGGTCCTTTGGCACAAACATCAAATGTATATGAGGGTTGAGCAAAAGAGGTTTGTACATGAGACATAGCGGCAAGATTGTAAATTTCATCCGCTTGTACACTCTCAACAATAGAATACACCGAAAGTGGGTCACTTATCTCCCCTTCCACTAAACTCATATTGCGGTGATTGATTAAGTTATTCAGTCTCCCCAGATTACAAACACTACTCCGACGTACCATCCCTATTACTTCATAGTTCTTTTTTAACAGTAGTTCGGCTAAGTAGGAACCGTCTTGACCCGAGGTTCCTGTAATTAATGCCTTTTTCATCATCCAATTCCCTTTTTTAAATTATCGATAGCCCACAAAGGCTGAAGATTAGTATAATGGAAACACTTACTCTGTTCTTCAGGTTTAGTTAAATCAAAATCATTACAAGGCACTATATGATCTATATGCCACTCACCATAATTATCCCAGCTCATACCAGAAGTAAATTGACCTTCAAGATGTTCTTTTAAATAAATAGGATCACAACCTATTAAGGCCAATGTTGCCTTTGATTTATTAATGCCTGCTAGTACGGCCCTGGTTCGTCGCCTTAAGTTTTCTACAATTCTACATTCAGGACGGGTATTCAATCGTACCATTCTTTTAGCTTGACTACAAACCTTACATGCTGATTCCCGACCATCCTTCTTTGTATGACAGGCAAAAAACTCCGTAAGACCCTTGTTTATTTTACATACAGTACAATTTTTACTCCCTTCAGATAAAGGCTTAAACCATCTCTCACGTAGAGATTTAGCATTACATGCTTTACAAGGATAGGCATATCCCCGCTTTCTATTTTTTCTGGGTGAAAAGTTAGATTTATCAAAAGACATTTTACATCTACAGCATTTTAACATTATTATGCCACTCCTAATAATACTTGTTCTTGTCTTCCAACTCCAATTATAAGATAATCTTTCCGAGTAGGTAAATATCCCCCTAGCCCCGCCAAAAAATTCCGACGTTCCATTAAATAGCTCCTAACATAACTGTATTATGACCCACACCAATAACCAATAAATTTCTATCAATAGGAAAAGGAGAACCACCTTTACAAAGACCTTTATAATAAGTGGTTAAACTACCTTTTAAATTCAATTCTTTAACAAATGTAATATCAGACCTATCTAAACCCGCCGTCTCTATATCAAGAGTACTACAAGATTCTGGTATAAAATAATGATAAAGATTATTCTTTACCTCTTCTAACATTTTCTCAATTAAAAATGTCGTTACTCCTCCTTTAAACCTCGGATCATAAATTACTATATTTTGATCATAACCGGACCTAATATACTTTAATAACATATCCAAATTATAAGTGTCTCTCATCTCTTTAGACTCCAAATTATTCTTCCGTTAAAACATCCATATAAACTGGTTGATGCTCACTAATTAATAATAAAGTATAAAGAAAAATACGTTGAGCGAGATCCGTATTAATATACTTTGTTACAAAATCTCTTCCCGCCTGATCTATCTCCTGTTGAACCTCAGGATATTGCACAAGATATTCAAAGGTTTCCTCTAACCTATCCATACTTGTCTCAATACAATGCCGCGACATATTAAGAAGTGGATAATACCACTCCATGAAATTAAAGTCGGGATTTCTGACCTTTATTGGAACTGAGTGCGAGATGAGTTGCCACGGTAGTCTGGCCCAGGCCGAAACATGTCCATCTATACATATCTGGAACTTATACTTAAGCTGGGTCTCTAGATCTACTTTATCATCTGAAGTAATTAGGGAATTAGTGGCTCGGATATCAGGAAAATGAGAAAAAACCTCCTGCTCAACCTCGCGGAACTTCTTATTATCATAGTTCTTAGGTTTATTTAATTTACATACAAGGTTAGGGGATTTACCTACCATATTTGCCAACTGGAGCCGTTGATTATACTGCATACCCATATCATTCCAGTGGATATTGGTGAGAGAGCCCACAAAGCACATCTTATCTTCTTTACTTAATAGGGGGCGATCGACCATTGAGATATGTTCCATCTCCGCGTAGCCAAGAAGATTATTAACAGAGGGAATAAGAATATTGTTAGAGCCTACCTCTTTACAAAATGTTAATGACGGGATTTCTTGACGAGGAGAGGATACAGTATCCGAGAAACTCACGGGGACAATGATATCTAAATCCTGCATTATATCATGAAAGCCCCGTTTCCATAAAGCTCCTATAACAGATGCCAAAGCCTGACAGCGAGCACTAATAAGCTCACTTTCCCCCATCTTCTCTCCCTGATCAGTTATTCCTACTTTATTCCCTTGAAAACGGATCATCATTTCTGATTGCCCGTGAATATATTTTTCTTTCATATAAAAAGGAGTAAAAGAATGAAAGGTAGAAACTTCCTGTTCGACAAGAGTCATGATCTCTGAGGGGAGATCAAGCCTCTTTATTTTTTGTGATAGTGGCATATGTTCCTGGCATAAATCCCAACGTTCATTCCTCATCTTTAACTGTCTCCGTATTTAATAGGGGTTGATCTACAATCCCGTCACCATATTCATGATATTCCGCCAATCTCTCCCGTGCCTTATCTGCCGCCACTCGATGGACCTCCATATCGTATCCTTCATGATCCTTAGTATCCATATCGTCTAATTGCCGCATCCATAATAGAAAGTTGGTTTTGGCGTCATCTGCCACCTTACGCCTCTGTTCTCGTGTACCTTTGAGATCCTTAAGGAGCCGCTCCTTTTTGGTCAGTAGTTTTTCGTGCTCATGGATATATGAGGATTTTGCCCCGATCAATGACCCCATTTGCTGCTGTAATATAGCTAGGGCCTGAGGATCTTGATCATCTAGGCTCTTTGCCATCTCCTGATCGATCAGTTCGTCCAGGCGGTCCAGGTTGTTTAAAATCTCCCGGCGGTCTACCATAGACCTATTTATTAATACCTCCGTCCTGACGACCTCAACGATCTCCATCTCCTCTGTATGAACAACATCCTCGTTAAACTGTTTCCAGAAGTCGATCCACATATGTTCAAAGAAAATTATCTCGCCGTCTGTGAACTGCTTCTTCAATTCTTGGAAATAATATCGGGTACGTAAAGTAGAAAGAAGATGTTCATCATCTGTTAGGTCACGGGCCTTTAGATTCTGCTGATCGATATACTTTTTAATCGGCTCTATAGTGCGATTAAGATGCAGGGCCATATCCTCCAGTGAATCATTGAAGCAGTTTTCCCGGATGTATTTCATTTCCCCGAGAGATAGTTTGCCGCGTTTACGTTGCATCTATTCCATTCCTCTCTAATATTTCACGGATAGTCTCTAAAAGAGTTTCGCGTTTGGTTTTAGGTAATTTCAACTTATAGGAGAAACGAATCCAATCTTCTCGCATTGATACAGGAAGGCTGTCATCAATTAACTGAAAAAGTTCCCGTGATAGAATATCTTCTTCAATTGAGAGGGAAGTATCCTTAGCGGTTTCATTATATGTCTTAGTTGACATTAAATGTTTTTTAGTTTCATTTCGGAGAGTCCACTTAGAAAACGGTTCACAATCCATCATATTGTCATGCTTGGTACATTCGCCGTTTACATATGCATTAAACGGGCAATTATCACATGGTTTATCTGGCCGGGCATAATTATTTCGTTTGAAATTGTGTAGCCGGTTTTTTATATGTACCCAGAGGAAGTTTTCTAGCGGGCGAACTTTATCATAAGAATCTAACCCCTCTAATGCTAAGACCGCCGCCTCCTGTTTCATATCTTCTCGTTCATGATAGCCAAACCTAAATATATCGGCGAGTCTACCACCAATACGATCAATTATCTGGACTATCTGATCCTCGGTGTAACCCGGCGGGACTTTCATTATCAATTATTTCGCTTTCTACATTATCTAGCTCTAAAGAGAAGTTTAATAATGTAATGGCGGCAAGTGTTCTTTCAGGTAGCATTTGGATATTAACTTCTGCTATCCCTTCAATCATTTCGCCTGTTTCGGCATCTAGTACCTTGGCACTATAGGGTTCATCACTATCATAGATGATCTTAATCTTCACTTGGTTTCTCCGCATGAATCTCTTTGACTATTTTCCCCTCATCATTTTTTATAATGTTAGGAGTATTATCCTTCGGCTGCTTTTTAGCCCCTGCCTTCTTAATGAGTAATCCAATCTTCTTATTAGCCGCCAATAATTCCTGTTCTAATCTCGTATTAGTATCAAGTAGAACAGAAATATCTCTCTCTGCCCCTTGTGCCTTATCGCGAGCCTCTTGTAGTTCTTTGTCAACCTGCTCACGAAGTGAGATAGATTCCCGGGCCTGTACTCGGGCTTGCCCGATATTTAAAGTTGCCATTAAATTAATTCTCCTGAGGGAATAAAAGTTACCTTATCAACTATAATAGTATATACTCGTAACATGTACTTTTACCAGAGGAATAAAAAGAAATGAATATTAAGTGGACAATCGCCGACAAGAATTTCATTCGGCACAATGCTCATAGATTAAAGGATAGTGAAATAGCTGACCAATTAACCAGTAACTCGGGGAGAGTTTTCACACTAGAAAGTGTGCGTAAGATGCGGCAGAAATTAGGTATAAAAAAGCAGGCGGGAAGAGGTGTTTGTGGTGTAATAAAAGGCGGAGCAGAAGCTTAAAAATATTCTCCAAAAGAGGGTAATGTTTATGAATCTAACACCGTTTCAGAAGCAGCAGATAGTACAATTAAGTTTGAGGATGCGTAGTTTGCAGTATGGTTTGCAGATTGCCTATAAGTATAGGGATGTGGAATGTGGAACTCATCAGCGACCGTACTCGGTCGATGGGGATAAAGTAGAGGAAATATTCAGAATAAAGGACGAGATCTGTAAAATTACTGGGTTTCCCCGTGCTGTTACGGAAAAGTGGCCGGTTTGAAAAATAACAGGAGGATAAAGGAATGGTAGGAAGACCTAAAGGTACTGGTGGGAAATATAAGAAGAGGAATGATTTGAAATATCAGGAAATTGTAAATGTCATCAAGGACTATTCTAAATTGTCAAATTCC